TTCATATAAAGTGCATGTTTCAAGCGAAAACAAAGGGACCACATTAAACACAATACCTAATATTGATTTCATGTTTAAAACATATCAGGCAGAATATGTTATATTAATACAAGATGACATTCTTTTTTCTCCACATTGGCTTGAAAAAGGAATAAAAATATTTGAAAGAATAAAAAGTTTGCATTCTGATGTTGGATATTTGTCTTTGTTTAATAGGACAAATAATAATAGTGACCAGTATTATATAATGCATACCGGACACCCTGGCGGGGTTGCTTTAATAATAGACCGTAATTTCTGGGATGCTTATAGTAGTAATTTTGATGTAAATGATTACGGAATTGATAAACTTAGTAATCTGGATAGAAAAAGAATGCACTTCGTGAAAAATGTTTATGATTATAAATTAGCTATAAGGGCTGTTTCGATAGGCTGGAAAATCGCTTATGTTGGTAAATCGCTTGTTCTTCACATAGGTAATTTATGCAGTATGCCAGACGGTAGAGACAAAACATATATATACGACGAATGTATGCGTAATTTTGTGGGGTTTAAATGAATCTTAAAAATGATGAATTGCAAAGTATAAAAGCACTTCAAAAAGAATTACAGGAATTACAGGCTATTGAGATCAGAATAAAATCTGCAGACGGAAGAGAGCCAATAAACAAAATTGTTGACTCATACGCAACAACAGCATCCCTATATAGTAATCCCGAAAAATTGCAGGCAATGATTGACGAACTGGAAATATCTTTAAAGAGGTATATAAAAAACACCAACTTTCAAGGGAAAATATATACTAAAAAGGCAATTGAAAAGGTTCTTGCCAAGTCTGAACAGAGAGATTTAACACAGAGAAAATTAAGGCTTATAACCTATGCAAACGAAAAAAGAGCATCACAAAGGCTTGAACTTGCACTATTAGAGCTTGAAAAAGAGGCTGGTATATTTAAAGCTGATATTAAGCTGTTTATTAAGAATGCTCAGATAGCAGGGTTTAAAGAAAAAGAAATTCTGGCTCAATTGGTAAAAGCTGCTGATGACGGAAACGGGTTAGTTCAGGGATTTGCAAAGAGAGTAAAAAGTGTAACCGTTGCATCTGTTAGAAGAGAAAAAGAAGCGGCCTCGATTGATGAATATAGGAAAGTAACCCCTGAAGATGAATTGTGGGTGTGGGTTACAATATCGACAAAACCGTGTCCAGATTGCCAAGAGAGGGCCGGTAAAGTATTGCCGATAGATCGCTGGGAAATAATAGGCATCCCAGGTGCAGGGCGTACAATTTGCGGTAAGTTTTGTTTATGCAAGATAATTCCGGCTCCTGTTGCTGATAAAGAATTTCCAACCGTGAGAGAATTTAATATAGATTCAAAAAAATTAGTATTAACAACTGCCTCTGAAGAAAGGATATTATTGGCTAAAAAGAATAGTTTCAATTACTTAAAGGGGTTAGAAGATGCAAAAAAGAAAAAATAAAAAACAGCCTGTAAAAATTGAGAAAATTAGAGAAAGCCAGTTTAATTCATATACACCTGGGCAGCCATTTGGAATAAGAAAAAATAGAGAGAAAAATATTAAAAATCAAAATAGTTGACATTGTTGGCAAAAATATATATTATATATACTGAGAGCGTATATGGAGCTTGATAAAAAACTTGTAAAAGTACAATACATTAATAATAAGAATATTGATAAAGCTCATAGGTGCTTTACCGGATCAATTACGGTACATTGGTCAAACGGTGAACCGATGAAAGAAGAGGAAGTACAAAAGAGAGAAATTAAAATAGAAAAATAATTGATTGGTATCCGATAACAAGGGCCAATGCTTTAATGCTGGATGACAGCGTTTTAGTATTGGCCTTTTTTGTTTATACAAGTTAATAAGGGAAATTTAACTATATCCGGCAAGGGAAGTCCGGATGAAAGGATTTGTAACATGCCACTATCTACAAGTTTGCACAAAGCATTAAAAGAACTTTTAACTGACAAGGAGCATGACGGTAAGAAACTCATTGATATTATCGCAGAGATCAATGATAAGGCCGAAGCAAAGGACAAGGTTCAAAAGGCGAATGAAGATATTTCTTCAGAGCGGGACACCCTCAAAGAGGAAGTAAAAACATTAAAAGCCAAAGTAGCCGAATCTGAAACGGCTATCAAGACAAAAGAAACAGAGCTAGAAAACTTGAAAGCTAATCAGCTTAGTCCTGAAGAGAAAAAACTCTGGTTAGAAACAAAGGCCAAAGGTATGACACCTGAAATTGAAGCCAAAATGAACCGTATGGCTGATGATATGGCAAAACTGACAGAGACCGTCAAGCAACAGACACAAAAAGCTGAAGAGGCAGACAAAAGGGCCAAAGATGCTAAAATGTCAACAAGTAGAACCGGGCTTGAAAACAAATTAACAAAAATTCTTGCTGAGAAAAAGATTACAGGTGCAAATGCAGAAATAGCACTGGCGCTCATGGAAAAAAATGGTCTTTTTAAGTTGGTAGAAAAGGACGGTGAATTTTCAGAAGAATTTTACACCAAAAACGAAAACGGTGGAATGTTGTCAGCTAATATTAACGAATTAGCAGATTATGTTGCCACTAAACATGAAAATCTGGTTGACAGCAGCGGGCGTTCTGGTCCTGGGCAAACTCATCGTAGTGATCCGACGAAGAACTCTGGTAATGATTACGGGAGCTTAATGGAAACAAAACAAGCTGCTAGAAGCCTGATGGAAGCTGACTTCACAAAAAAATAAGGGGATTAAATTATGGCTACTGGCAATGTTTCATTACTTGATGTTGCAAAAAACATGCAAGATTCAAAAGAAAAGGGCATTATAATGACTTATGCTCTCACCTCTCACCCGCTCATGGCAATGCCTTTTGAAACGGTGGTTGGTGGGGTGAAAAAATGGAAAGTCGTAAATGACCTTGCCTTTTCCGGCTCTTCGAGCGCTTATCGTAATCTTGAAGGTGAATATACCGCAACCAAAACACCTACCCAGGTTTTTACATCTTCGGTAAAAATTGCCGGTGGGCGTGTAAAAATTGATCGTGCATTGAAAGACCTTGCTCCACAGGATATTCCAATTCAGCGCCAGGGACAAATTGCAGCCTATGCTCGCCAGGTTACTATCGATATTTTCGAGGGAACCGGGGGGTCGGCTATTTATGGTGTTGACAGCATTATTAATGATCAGAATATTTTTTCTGGCCAGTATGTTAATGCAGGGACAGCATCAACGGGTGGTCTTTTGACTGAAGATATTCTTGATGAAGCGCTCGCAAAACATAATGTTATGCGCGGAAGCACATACATGTATATGAATGATGCCCCAGCTCGCAGGATCAAGAAGCTTTCTCGCGGTCGCGGTACAGATGGGTACAACATTCAGTACCGGCCTGAAGAGTTTGGCATGTTTGAGGGTATGTATGATGGTATCCCAATAGTCGTTCTTAAAGACGGCAAAGGAACCGACATGCTTTCAAATACAAAAGGTGACGGATCAAGTACAACCGTTTATGTCGTTACCTATGGTGACGATAATTTTACTGGTTTCCAGGCTGGTCAGTTGGAAGTTATTCCTATGACAGAAGTTTCAGTCCTTGAAGCCTTTGACATTGAACATAAACTCAACGTGGCGGCTCAGAGCGTAAGATGTATTACAAAGATACAGTACGTTAAGAATGCTGTTAGTTGATAAAAGGGGTAAAAATGGCTGACGAAAAGAAAACAAAATACGAGATACTTGAAGATTCTATTAATGAATTGAAAGCTGAAATTGCAGCACTTAAGGAAACTCCGATTAGTGAGAACATTACCGAAAGTGTTGATCTTGACAAGGTTGTAAAAGAATCTGTAGTTTCTGAATTGTCTGGTATTTTGCAGAGATTGGAAAGAATTGAAAAGCAATTTGATGCACAGCTAAACAAGGGTATTCCAGTTTCTAAATTTGTCGGCGACGAGAACATGGCAACAATCATGCGGACGGGTGATGTTTTAACCGACGAAAAGGGTAAACCATTACCGCGTCCGATTGTAAAAAACAATGTGGATCAAGTTATTAATTTACCATAAGGAGAATTTTGTATGGCTTATTCAACATCAACTACTACCGGCTGGCAGGCCAATACCGATATGGATATTCCGTGGAGGACGATGGGGTCGACTGAGCTTGTAGAAAGTACAACCGTTACCGCCTCTGCTGCTGCAACTGCGGTTTTTACCGGAAAAGGTTTATTTATGGTTGAGCTTACTGTCACGGCCCTATATCTCGGGTCTGGGTTTGATACGGTGAACTTCATGGTTCAGCGTAATACAGC